ACTACCTGCATCTAAAGCATTAGACCAGATAGCGAACAATGGTTGTAATGTTCCTGCTGACTCAAAATATCTGTTTGTGCTTGTAGCTTGACCAAAAAACGTCCTAGTGTAAACAAGTTGTCCAGCGTTTGTAACAGCATACCCGTCATATACGTTACTAGCTCTTGCCATGCCCTCGCTACCTGTATCAGGTGCAAAACATGCTCCGTTAAACGCTAATATTCTGATTGGAGATGCGCCACCATCGTTGTATGCAAGATTTTCATTCAATCTTAATTGATCTGCCGCTCCACCAACTACTTCTTGCTCACCATACCCATATGCGCCTGCACTACTGTACTGTTGTGTTGGACCAAAGTTATCTCCTCGATAGTCTGAATCGGCAGTCCCTACGCCAGTCCATCTGTTAATTGCGCCTGTAAATGTTTGTTGTGTTGCACTAATAGAAGTAGGGAATGTAACAAATGTTGCTCCGCCATCAGTACTGTAGAGTTCTACACCACCATAACCATATGCATGTATTGTTTGTGTACCTGCGTAAGTGGCATCAGTAAAATAACTATGCCTCATTACGTTGAAGCCTCGATCAAAGAATGTACTTGCGCCTGACTTCCATACTTCAATACAGTTGTATTCAGGGTCTATGGCAGAATACAACTGAGCAGTAACACCAACTGTTATTCTACTACCCTCACTGTATTCTACGTTCGCACTACCTTCTGGATCTGTTGTTGGGATAATAGACGCTCCGCCTGCAGGGTAGATCGCACGAGTATCGTCTGGCCATGTAGGTGTTGCTGACGGCCAGTTGTAAAAAGGAACTGATTCGTACACTACTGGAGCTGTTGTGCTTCGTGCTTGTGTAACAGAACCAATAACTAACATACTTGTAGTTACAACATTTGCGGCAACTGTGCCTGCTGTAACTGCGTTTGCAGAGATGTCCCCTGCTACAATTGAGTTTGCCGCCAAAGCTCCTGCTGTAACTGCGTTTGCAGAGATGTCCCCTGCTACAATTGAGTTTGCCGCTAAAGCTCCTGCTGTAACTGCGCCTACGGCTATTGTACCTGCAACTACTGCGTTTGCCGCTATTGTGCCTGCTGTAACTGCGCCTACGTCTATTGTACCTGCTGTGATAGCGTTTGCCGCTATTGTGCCTGCTGTAATAGCTAAAGCATCAATTGTACCTGCAATTACTGAGTTTGCTTGTAAACTATATGCTGAAATTGCGTTTACTGAGATATCACCAAAGACTACAGCATTAGCGCCTAACTTACCGCCAACAACTGCACCGTTTGCAATTGCATTTGATGTGACTGAGTTAGGACCGAGTTGTCCTGGCCCTATACCGAAGAATTCAGCGATTAAACCTGTGTTGCTTAGATCAACAACAGGAGCAGTACTTACTGTGAAATGTGTGCTGTTCGCAACATTAGTAATGTAAGTATTTGGCGAAAGTTCACCTATGCCTGATGATATAAACAGATTTCCACCTGGATATACATTGACATAAGCATTACCTGCATCTGTAAAGAATAAACTACCTGTGTTATTCACATTAGCAACTGTAACTTCGTAATATGAGGTGATATCTGAGCCTAACCACTGAATAAGATTACTTGAAGGACTTCTTACTCCAACAAAATTATTCCTAGCTGTAACAGACCAATAATAGTCTCCAACTGGCAACTCATTGCTTTCTGTAACAACAACAGTGCCGTCTGCATATGGGTTGCCTGATGATTGTGCCGTTGTTCTGTATAATTGATGCGTAGATGAGTCAGCATCTGTACCATAATTAAAATCTATATATTTGACGATACCATCACTTGGTGTTACTGCTGTAACTCTAATTGCACTTAATGATGATTCTGAAATGATGTCAGCAACAGGTGCCGCTGGTGTGTCAATAATGTTAGGATCATTTAATCCAGTGTTTTCAGCTGGTACGAAGTCACTTAACGCATTATCTGTATAAATTGTTGCGTTGTATTCGAATGCTGTTATTTTAGCATACAAAGTGTAATCAGCATCTTGTAATTCTTGTACTTGTGAAACTCTAAACAGTTTATCAGTCCAACCATAGTCAGCTAATGTGATTCTGATCACATCTCCTGCTTGAATCTGTATGCCTGAATAATCTGTCTGAAAACTAACGACTAAATCTTCACGCGACTGTAATAGTTTACGTACACCTAAATAAGCCGCTTGAATGTAGTTGTTTACTTGAGGGAATTCAACATCAAGTTTATTGTCTGGTTCGTTAGGACTCAATAATTCTGGCGCATACCAATCAGTGCCAGGCTCAGTAAAATCAAAGAGTTGGAAGTCTGTCTGATCTCTAATATCTTTGTTTGGATAAGAGACTTGCATACTGTTGTATGACGCATTAAGATCGATTGGATTGACTTGTATTCCGCCGACTAAGTTAGAACTAGTGTCATTGTATTCGCTTGTTACATGATATAAATCTGCTTCTAAGCCATCAAACGGCTTATTAATGACGATTCTCCACTTATCTTCAATATCACTGTATTGTAGCCACGAATCACAAGCATCAGCTATTTCTTGTAAATTAGTTAAGCAGTTGTTTGCTAAGTTAACGGGTCCATTGACTCTATAACGCGCCTGAGTCGCTGCCACTCCGTTTACATCAGTGTATGTGATAAGTTCATCAGAATAAGTATTTAAAGCTGTTAGGGACGCTGTATCGATGTTGTCGAGGGGTACAGCACAACCATATACGGTGTTTTGTAAGTAATCTAAGAATACATCTCCTGGCTTAACGATTGAGTTTGTTAACTCAACATCTATTGTACCTAATCCTACAGTATCAGCATCAGCATTGTACTCAACTTTAGCGATAAAGAAACAAGTGTTAGTCATTGCCGCACTTTGCCCATTTGACGTATAAAGTGCGCTATCCCATCTTAAATTTGCAGGTATCTGAGCATCAGACAGTATCTGAATCGCAGTTTGTCCACCTGTGTTTGTACCAGAAGAACTTCCATTAGGGAATTTGTAAATCTGGATCTTCCCAGACATCTTACTATCGATTTGACCAGCATTGTTAGTCATACTCGTTACATTTGATGATGTACTACCAATACCGTTTATTTTATTGCCATTCCAGTACATATCGCCGAATGTATAACTACCACTTGCAGATACTTCAGACAATGAACACACATACCACATTGTTTTTTGATCTATTGATATTTTTGCGTCTGTTATAACTGGACTGACGTATGCTGTACCATAAACGAGGGGTAAGATGTTATCAGTCGCTGGTGGTAACTGTACTCTTGCTCCAGCATCGTTTTGACCCATGCCGCTCATAGCACGATTAGTCAGAAGTTTGCTTATACCAAAAACCAGTACTGCTTTGACTGCGAAGGCCGCTATCGTTGGTCCAGCTAGCCAAGCGACAAATGTTACAATTGCGGCGATTACCTGTGGCATTCTATTCTCCCCTTAACCAGCATTTTTCGTCCATTGTATAGCCGAACTTGCTAAAATCTGTGTCAAATAATGGTTCAGATGCTGTCAATACGCCATAGCGTATGCGACCTTCTTCCATGTACTCGTCTGTTTTGTCTTCGTATGCTTTCATTAACTTATAGCCTGATGTTTTTCTAAATCCTTCTTCAACCCATAGAACTATTTGCGTCATAATTAAAATATGAGGGGCAAAGAAATGAGGAGTGATTATTCCTGCGGCCATTCCATGCAGTTTCTTTGTTTCTTTGTTTTCAACAACTAATATTGTGCCTGCTCCTGCTAAAATCGTTGAAAAAATCTTATTTAAATGATCATGGTCTAACTTTTCAAAGTTATAACGCATAATATGTTCGCTAGATGCAAGTTTTTCTATTAATTCAATAAAATAAGGTAAATCGTATTTGTTGGCCTCTCTTATTATCATGCGCTTTGACGACCTGGACCTTCACGACCAGGACCACGACCAGGACCAACACCACCACCAGATGTACCTATAGTAACTTTCTTACCGAAGTCAAATGCTTGTGTAGCGATTGAGTAAACGTTTACCATTGAACTATCTGTTGGATTAAAGAATTCCCAACTACTTTTGTTTGTTCTTCTACCTGCATTTCTATTTGCGAGTACTGATTTATAATTACTTGCGTTAACAGATACAGTAAACATATCGTCAAGTCCTTGACGATCTTCTGAGACATTGTAACTTGTAATAATACCAGTAAAGCGTTTTGCTGTGCTTGTAAGAGCACCAGCATCATCGAAGAAACCACGAGTAATTTCTAATTTACTACCACGAATTTTAGTTCCTAAAACAATAGCAATGTTTGTTCCGTCAATTCCACTCAATACGACTGTAGTATCAGCACTTGTAACACGAAGGTCTTTTTGTTGTGAACCAACACCAAGTAATCCACCAATAGCAGAATAATTTTGACCATCTATTTCAAAATCTCTGTATGCTGACGATGCAGTTATAATTGTTGTATCGGTTGGGTCTGTGAAGTCGTTGTAAATTGTTACTTTTACAAACTCCGCAGTATTAATCTGTGGAGGACTACCTGCTACTGCTGGGATATTATCCATTAACTTGTTCCTATGTATTCATATAACTGAAAAGGGTCTGACCATTCAATCAATGCATTGCCGACTATAGTGCCGCCTACTGATCTTTGTGCGCCACCAACTATTAATTTGTATACTGGCATGTTCGGACAAAATAGTCTAAAGATACAGTTGTTTCCTGCAAGTATATTTAATCCCTCCCATGGTGGTGGATCCAAATTACTAGGGTTTGAAAGTATGTTTGGTCTGTGTGTAGTAACAGTTACTGTCGCTCCTACACCTCTAGTAACTTGTGTAGTCGAAGTAAATGGATAAGGATATCCTGCTATCTGAATCAGATCATTAGGCTCAAACAATACTCTGGATGCTACAACTGCTGGAAGGCCGCCTAATACTAGCTGATTCGTTACAAAACTCGTAACTGTCAATGCATTAAGTTGTGATAATGCCAAGGTTCCTTGATATCTATAAATCCAATTGAGACATGCGTTGTTTGAGAATGTAACATCTTCGTATCCAGTACGATCTAGTGTGTCAACTGATTCCATTAATGTTCTTGCATTATTATACTGAAATGAGGTAGGCATATCTAGTTCCATTGTCCATGGATTCTTTGTAGGTGTAGTAGATACACGAGGTATCTGATTTCGTGTAATTTGCATACCAACAACTTTTCTACGATTGATTGTCATGCCGTTGCAGTTATCTATAATTGTTTGTATGGCAGCCATTGCTTATACTCCGTAAGATGTTTCTTTTCTTGCATATTCAACTGTGCCCAGTAATGCTTGACGATTCTCTGCGAATACTTGTTGAACAGATTTAGAATCTAATGCATTGATATTGTTTGTTATGTAATTGTTTGTTACAGGTGCTGATTGAGCCGCTCGTTGGCTTCCGCCACTTTGTCCTTGATCTAACTTATGATTAGGTATAATCTTTCCTGCGCCTTGAGGAACAAATAACTCAGGGCCTTTCTCGCCGATAATGTATGGATGACCACCTTTCACTGGCCCTCCTGTTGCCATGCCTGGGATAGGAATGCCCATAGCAGTTAATCCAGCAGTAATAGCTTTAAAGACATATGCTTTGATAATCATTTTTGCTAAGTCTTTTAGAATGCTCTTTGCTAAGTCACCAAATGATGCTTTACCATTGTCTACCATATCATCAATAGCTGAACCGATGTGTCCCCAAGTCATTGTGATAGCATCTGATGCCATTTGAAAAGGCTCCATACTAGCTTTGATTTGCTCAAATGCTGATACCGCACCTGCTACACCAGAGTTTTCTAATTGTTTTTGAATGGCGGCTTCAGTCATCATAGCATCTATTTTTGCTTGACTTAATAAAGCACTGTCCTTAATTTTCTGTTGAATAGAATCAATCTCAGCCTTATCATTAGCGGCTTGGGCAGTTTTAAGTTGCTCTTGTAATGCTATTGTAGTTTGCGCACTTTCTAATCTTAATGCTTTTATAACAACAAGTTGGTCATATTCTTCTTGGCTCATTTCGCCAGTCAAAACTTTAAGGCTTTCCACTTGTTTGAAATTAGCTAGTCCAAGAATGACTGCTCTTTGAACACTAGCTAGTTGTTTTCTCTGTTCTTCAGTAACTGCTTTTTCTGTTTGAAGTCTATCAAATACTGCTTTGTTTAATTCTTTTGATACTTCCATATTAGCTTTAATAGCATCTTGTTGGGCTTTATAAAGTACTACTTGTTCAGCAGATGTAGATGTCTTCTTTTCAATTTCTTGGTTGATCAAAGCCTCTATGGCTGCTATTTCTGATTTTGCTGTGGCTTCTGCTGTTAAATTAGCTTTCTGAAGATTTGCGTAATTAGTTTCTACGCCAATTAAATCAATAGATAACTGCAACGCGGCTTTAGCTTTTGCTAAATTTACATTAGAAGTTTCAATACGATCTTTCGCCATTTGTAGGGCAAGGGCGTCTGTGCCTGCTTGAATCTCTTTTTGTTTTGTTATTGCTTTTTGTGCTTCAACATCACCGTCGGTTTCTTTATTTAATTCTTTTGCTGAATCCGCCGCCCCATTCATGGCCTTATCTAAGCCAATAACTGCCGCTGTCGCGGCCAAAGCCGCCGCCGCAAGTACTGGGATTCCAACCCCTGTAAAGGCTAATAAGGCTGCCTGTGCTACAGCCGCGGCTCTTGTTGCTATGCTTAATAATTTAAATGCTTGAGCCATTTTTATTATGTTTGCAACAAGGGCGGCGGCTCCTACAGCGGCAACTAGGCCGCCTAATACTTTTATAGTTGTTTGTGTCCCTTTTGCTTTTAGATCAAAGTCTGCTAGGGCTTGAATGACAGGTTCAAATACTCTTAACGAAATAATTTGTAATTGTCTGAATGCTCGTTCTAAACTATCTGCCGCGGCTGCACCCACTTCTAGTAAACGTGCGGCTTCTTTTGATTCTTTACCGTTCTTCTTAAGTTCTTCTTGGAATGTTGAAAAGTTTAAATCTCTGGCTGACTTACCAAACAATTTCATAGACGTAGCAGTTTGTTCTGCGCCGGCGGCCATCTCTGCCAGGCCATCTACTGCTTTATTAAATAAGTCTTGATCTGATAAAGTTGCTAAGTCATCTAATGTTATACCTACTTTAGCAAAGTCGTCTTGCATGTCTTGCGAACCCTTCGCAGCCATGTCTTGTGCTAATGCAAATTTACCTAAAAACTTAGCGGCATCGTCAAATGCAATACCTGATTGTTCTGCGGCTAATCCTATTTGATAGAATTGGTCAACTGCAATTCCTAAACCGTTAGCTGAATCAACAACTGCATCTGCCATTCTAAATGCAGATACGCCGATAGCGGCAAAAGCCGCGCCTGCGACTGCGCCGAATGCAAGTATTGATTTACCTGCTTTGTTTAATCCACCTTCTAAAGATCCAATATCTTTGGAAAGACCTTTTACTTTCTGGTCTCCGGTAACATCAACCTTAATCTTATATAAGTCTACTGTTGCCATTAGATTACTACTCCTGTTTGTTTATAAACATAGGCCCTAATGAATTCAATCGTAGGTTCTGACATTCCTTTAGGAGCTTGATTACTATGCCCTTCTTCTAGTTTAGTAGCATAGGGATAATCAGCAACAATTTCGTTCCCTTGAAGTTTAGTATTGCGTCTTGCATTACCTCTATTAGTGGGGGTAACCGAAACAAATTTGGCGTATCCGACTTTG